CCCAGACACTTATTAGTATAGCTCACAATAACAATATCAATAGTTTAACCATAACTAAAAATTATTTGCATGATGCAAAGGGAATTCTCGGTTCTAGTGGAAGGGCAATTGGACTTCTAGCTGTAACAGCCTCTAGAACATATGCAAACATGACTATTGAAAACAATTTCATAGAACGCTGTCCAGACTTTGGAATTCGTATTTCGATAGAAACTGCCGCTGCTGACACATCAATATTTAACAATGTTAGAATTGTTGGAAATACCGTGAGAGATTGCGGTGCGAATGGTATATTAGTTCGTTCCGGGCCAGCTGATATTGTCACATTACCTTCGATATATTCTACAGGTTTATTAGTATATGATAACACAGTCCAGCGCTGTGGAACAATAGCTGGTGCCAATGGTTCAGGTGGTGGAATATCAGTCACAGGATTTGCTTCACCAATTATTGTCCGAAATAAAGTCAGTGACACATATGTTACTGGAGCTGGTATACAGACTGCAAAAAATACTAATACTTATATTGCATTTAATGATATTAGGAGAATTCGTTCCGGAACACCCACAGCTAAATTTAATTCCGGTTTTCCTATCGATGGAAATGGAATATTCCTTGATAATTTAACAAACGGTGGTATAGCCGAAGGGAATTATATCGAGGGTTTAATTAGCACAGGTATAACCAATAGCGGTACTGGTTTAGCTTTCTGGGATTGTCAGAACGCTATATACCGTTCCAATATAGTTGTAGATTGTTATAGAGGTGCTAGTTACGGTGCTACTTCTGAATCTAATAATAGCTTTTTAAATAATACTTTCTTTGATTGCGAAGTTGGTATAATTAAAATTGGTACTAGCATACTAACATCTAATATTACTGCTAGAGATAACGTTATGATTAACTGTAATACAGGTATTATGTGTGGGCTTAATCCGTCTATAAATGAGAGTTATTCAACATTTATTAATAATCCAACACTTGTTTCTGGCATTGCTGAGGGGGTTGGTAGTGTCGCAGAAAGTGGCGAGAATGTTATTATGCAATACCCTTCTATCGGTTCGAGTCTTTTGAACAATGGTTCTAATTCGGGCTACTCAAGGGATGCTTTTGGCAAGCAGGCCAGTGGTCATAGAGGTGCTATCAGTTTAGCAACTTTTAGAGGTTAATATGGGTATAAGAACGTTTCTGGCTAGACCTGGTGATTTTGCCACAATACAAATCCCCCGGACATTTGGTAGTCACCCTCATGAAGTTGATGTGTATAGACCCAAGAGCTTTGATAGGGCTATTATACTGCTTCATGGTGGCGCAGGTAAAAAAGAGCAAATGGCGTTTTCTGTAGGTATACTAAATTCTGAAACAGCGCCAAGTGGTCCTACCGACATAAATTGGGATATTATTAACTACACTAGATCATTAATACTGATTCCTACTGGACAAAGATGTACTGGTACTACCAACGCATTTAACCCTAATGGTGTAACCTCAATTGCTAGGATGTGGTCTAATTGGGATGCTTGGTCTCAATATGACGATCCAACATTTTTAAGAGATATGGCTGATTACATCAAAAATACTTATGGGCTAGACTATAATAAAATTACACTGTCAGGTCACTCTATGGGTGCTTTTATGACAATGAGAATGTTCTTTGAGTATCCAGGTGGATTTGGTGCTTTTTGTTCTTCAGCTGGTGCTGCAAACCATTATTTTGTCAATAATATGCCTGCAACAGCCTATCAAAGGCCTCTAATGATGGTTATTGGTGATTTAGACGATAACATTGACGATAATGTAGGTACAAACTACTTTAATGACATTTGGGTTGGTACTAAATACTCAGGTACTTTTTGGAGAGAGTTTCCTCCGACTAGAATTGGTAATTTTAAGTTAATGAAAGATATTGCTGCTATCAGAAATATGTCTTTTCCAACTCCTGAGAATTTCACTCCTTTTCAAGGTTTGACTACGAGCAAACATTGGAGATCGGACGATAGTAAGTTACAATTGTACTTGGTAAATGGTGCTACGCACAACCAAATGACAATTCAAGAGAAGCTACAACGTAATTGGCTTCATATGGTTAACGATTTTGCGAGAGGTATGTTATGAGTGCTCCGACCCCTACTGTTTCGGTTGCTAAGCCGAACATCGAGATGCCAAAAGTAGAAGAAGGCGAAGTTGTATCTGTAGAGAGTGATTTCTCTGAAAAATATGCCTTTGAGCTTGAAAATGCCAAACCTTTCTCTGAAGATGAAAAGCTCACTATCGGTCAACAGTCTCCTAGTAATTGGCTTGTGTTAGAAGTAAATAAAGACAAACTTATCTTTAAGTTCATTCCATCAGGCGCATGCTTTGTTGGCACACGCAAAGAATGGATCGGATTTATCACTAAGTAAGCTTTAACATAACTTAGGAGAAGCAATGCCGACTTTCTCAGTAGTAAGTAAGAATAACGGTAAAGAGGTTAGTAGATATTCTTCTATGCAATTGAATTATTCCGAGTATTCTTCAGAATTATATGATCACATAGAAATTCCAGAAATTAATCCGTCAATACCTACAGTAAGAATTATAACTAAAAACTCTTTTTGGAATAGATTTCCTAAGAATAAAGAAATAGCCCTACGCGCAATCATGAAGGGTAACTACAGTGAGATGCTTTCGGGTGCACTTCTTAGATTAAATTCGAGAGTAGACTCTGCGCCGTATGTAGATTTAAATTATCAAGACACTATTGATGGTGTTAATGCTTTAGCAAACGAAGACATTCCAGAGTTTGTGACTTTAGACGCAATGCAAGTCCCACTAAGACTTACCCTAGCTGAAGCAGACTTTATCTTGAACTCCGAAATCTTAGAAAAGGAGATATGGGATGGCACTTAAATACATCAGACATGGAGCTACCTTTTGTGGAGATGGTACTACAAAAGATCTTGCAGGCTCTAATGGCGGAGTCGGCGCCTGGAATACGATAACAATACTCGAGAGTGCTACGCCTCCTTATGGTTCGATAGCTGCAGGCGACACAACTATTATACGATCAAAAGATGAATCTGGAAATGATATTGTACGTACTATTACTGCGGCTACTAACTTAGGTAATGCTGCCGGCACAGTTGCTAACCCGATAAGATGGATTATAGACCCTGGCACAGTATGGGCTGGTATCTCGGGTACGATTAAGTACACAAGTAATGTGTCTGCCGGTTTAGCTTCTGTCAGATCTGCAAATGTTATTTTAAGCACAAATAAAAATTTCATATTAGAATTCACAGAACCTGCTGCATTCATAAGAAATTTTGTCACGCTCAATGAATCTTCTAGATTGTCTGATGTATTGATTGATTGGTCTACTATTACATCCAATGAGCCTGGGTACATGACCTTTGGCAGTGATTCTAAACTAGATAATGTAAAAATAAAAATGAGTAGACAGGCTCGTAATCCGTTATTTTCAACCAACGCATATGGAGTTAGAGTTTTCTTAGACGATACAGAAATTGAGCAACTTTATGGCAACGTTAACGCAGGTAGTATATTTTCAGGCCCTCAAGGTGCTCAATATATTATAAACGGTGGGAGACTATACGGTGCCGGGGTTAATGCTAATATTTCTTTGACAGGTTCTAGTGGATCCAACGGTCAGTTAGTCAAAGCCAGCGGTTTTAAATTTCCAATCACCGTATCAATTGCCAAAACACCGCTTGCATTACAACCTGCTCTTGCAGACCTTACAGGAGTTGAAGACTTTTACGGACTTCCTAGTGCTATTATTTTAAGAGAATGGGGAATACTTGACGGAAGACTTGATTCTGAAACGCCCTATTACTCGGCTACAATACCTACCTCCACACCTAAATCCTGGTCATGGAAGTTATCATTGTTTGCTGCAAAAGCGTCAGCTCCTGCAGTCGTTCCTATTTCAAATAAATTGTATACAGCTGCTAGCGCAGTGTTAACACTTAGAACAAATTTGCTGATTGCCACAACGTTAGTCTCTTCCGTGAACAAAAATAATTTTTATGTAGTAATACGTTATACTGATTCTACTGGAGCAGCTAGAACGGAGACTTCAAAGACTGTATTAATCACTGCGTTAGCTGATGGGACTGGATGGAGCTCTACCTCATATGGTGCAATTCAGTTTACGCAAAAGAAAATAGAAATTACTACAGCTGCAGCTGTGAAACAAGATACGAATATTTCAATACAGATTGTAGCTACTGTACAAATGGTAGATATATCTGAAAATATATTTGTCTGTCCGGATGTGTTAATCGTATGAGTAATTGTCTTGCAACAGTTTCAGGCGCGATAACAAGCTTCCAAAGAGGTGATTCGTCACCTTTCCCGGACGGTATCGTAGGTGTGTTTAAATTACCTACTGACCCTATTGGTAGTGCAACAGTTACATTTGATGGTGTACAAGCAGACTCAGAAATACGAGTATTTCTAAACGGGGTAGAAGTAGCAGGTATAGAGTCTTGTGCTGCAAACCAAGTGTTATCTTGGAGCGTATACAACATCTTAGGTGACAGTGTCAGAATAGTTATCGCAAGCATTGCCTATGAAAATTTGAATTTAGTAATAACTATTAAAAAAGGCGACAGTCTCATTCCAATACAACAGAAACCTGATAGATGGTATAAGGACCCGGTATAATGACAAAAATATTAGATCCAGATTTATTAACATATATAGTCGACGGATCTCCGACTACACAAAATTTGAGATTCAATACAACTACAAAGAAAATTAGGTTGGTGGCAGGTGGAAACCTCGTGGCGATTGATGGCGTTACAGGTCAATGCCTGTATACGAAGATCAAACAAGTCATTAAAGCTGACCCTACTCTTATCAAGTTCGACCTGCCTGTTAGCGAAATGATTCACGATGAATCATTAGAAATTATTAATGGTTGGGATTTTGAAGACGTTACCACACTGAAGATGGTTAGAGATTGCGGTGTTGCAATCGTAGCCTCTAATGGTAATCCTACAAAAATGTACGCTTGTATCACTACATTAGGTGGTGTAGTGTCAGGTGCTCCTTACTTTACGCAAAGTTCAGCTTTAAATGCCTCTACAGCAGCTTTCACGCATGTTAATTTAAATTCTAGTTTTTGTATTAATGAACTCGTTCAAATATACAACGACCCTAATGCCGACGGTAGTGTAGCTGACGGATATGACTACAGGAATTACATTAAGATTTTCCTGAGAGAATATGGTTACACCTACGATGAAGCTAATAATACTGAAATTGGTTATCCTGAGCTGACATACAAGAAGTACAACTTTCCTATTACACATAGTGTTGATGATAAAGTCATTGCAAACGACGCTACTGTGGATTCCTCGTTACCTTACACAGGAATGAGTATTACGTGGTTAGCATCTCCTGCCTCTCGCTCTGGTCAAGTAGGCGGCCCTTACAACTACTCTATCATTGTTGATGGAAATGCTTCTCAAAATGCATCACACTTAGAAACTTATACGTTCATTCAGAGACAACTGAGACGTAATGCTGATATAGATGCAGGTGCTGGTTCGAGAACTGGTACTGTATCAGCTGCATTATCATTCATGGACGGTGATGTTCTGAAAACTATTAAGCAGAGTGATGGGAAAGGTGTCCACATTGACAACTTAGCTGCCTCCTCTAAGAATAATATCGCTGAATCGGATGATGCCTTCTCAGGTACATATCGTGTGTACCCTTATACAGCTGCTATCACTTTAGAGTTTGACACATTTCTAGTGAATGATATTGGTCCCGCAAAGTTCTGGCTTTGGGACGCAGCTACATACGGTACATCAGGTGCTACTTTGATCGAAGATGCCGGAGCAACTCCTATCACAGGGAATGTAACCGGAGCCTCTATGTCTTTTAGCTATGCTTATTCCACAGATAAACCTGTAGTTGCTGTAGCTGTTGGTACTGATAACGCTAAGATCGCGATAGGTACTACTACTATTCTACAAAGCACTGCTAACAAAGTTTCGCTCGTTGCTGGTAAGGAACGCTGGTATAAAGACCCTGTATAAGGAGGTAGTATGTCATATACCTTCGATGGAGTTAATAAGCTTATTATTTTGAGCAGTGGTACTGTAACGATTGATTTGGCAGATTTATACTCTCGTTACAAGGATTGGCTGAGGACTTCAGAGAATTCAAAATATCCGTTATTCTTCGAGACAGTAGGTGGTGAGAATATTGACCCTGTAGAAGGTACTATAGTTCCATTGTATTTGTTCTTAGCTAACGGGGCTAAAATAAGACCACAAGAAGCTGACCACACTTTAAACGTGAAAAATGGTACATTAATTGGCTACAATGGAGGCGATCCTTTTGTGGGGACCATTGGTGATTTTGTAGTTAGAATAAAGTACTCTCAGCCTGTTCAAGCTCAGGGTATAGTATTAAGTGGCAATTCGTCTGTGGTAGATCCTGCTGTGATTGCTGCTGCAGTGAAAGATCTAATCCAACCTTATTTAGATAAGATGGATGCAACCGTCTCATCTAGAATGCCTTCTGGTGCCTTAGTTGATGCTAATGTTAAGCAAATGAATAGTCATCCTGTAATAGGTGATGGTACATCTGCTAACAAATGGAGAGGTTCAAGTGTTTGATGAAAATTCTTTCGATACTAACTCTTTCAGTGAATCCAGTTGGTTCATGGATACTGTTAAGAGAGTTGCAGAGAAGCTTAAGGCAATCAGAAAGCTACCTGGTTACTTAAGAGTGTTTCCGATTTTTAGAGGATAATTATGACATATGTAGCAAATGCTTCTAAGACTGCAAAGAAGATTCAAGATCCATGCGCAGAATACGAAACACTCCTCGATTCTTGGCGTAAATCTAGGGCCTTCATTTCCGGTCAAGATGCTGTAAAGGCTTACGATGGTACTCTAGATTTGATGAACTTTAGAAACATACTCATCCCGTTCAGTACGAAGATGAGTCACAGTCAATACAAATTTTACAAAGCAGAGGCAGAACTTCCTGGTATTACTGCAGAATTTTCTAAAATGATATCAGGAGGTTTGATGCGTAAGCCTCCTACTTTGGAAATTGAAGGTTTTTCGGATACAGACAGAGCTTCTATACTGGATTGGTTAAAGGAGGAAATAGGAGAAGATGAAAGAGACTTGATGTCTTTTTTGAATGATTGTTTAAGCGAAGAAGTACAGACTAACAGGTCTTGGATACAAGTAGATTATCCTAAAATCGATCCAGAAGTCTTTAAGAAGATGACAGAGTCTGAGAAGCGAGATATCAAACCATACCCTATACTTCATAAAGCAGAAGATGTAATTAACTGGCAAATCTCAAAAATAAACGGTAGAAAGATGCTTACTAAGGTAATCATCAAGGTTTATGAGGAAGAAGAAGATCCGTCTAATGAATTTCACCCTAGGATTGTACAGAAGATTTATGTGCACAAATTAGAAAATAATGTCTACCGTATTGCTAAATATAAAGAAGAAGATCAGACTACAAACGTACCAGTAGTGTCAGGAGCTAGACAAGCGCCCAATGCTGATGGTAGAAAATTCATATTAGAAGAGGTTGTTACTCCCTTGATGCATGATAATGCTATAGACTTTATTCCTATTTGGCCATTAAATGGTAACTACGACCCAGAGCCTCCGCTTCTTACAGCATTCATCGATAAAGAAGCAGCTTTATACAATAAAATAAGCCGTAGAAATCATTTGCTCTATGGAGCAGCTACTTATACACCTTATGTGGTGTCAGATTTATCTGATGATAAATTTCAATCTATTGTAGACAAAGGGCTTGGTTCCTGGTTTAAGTTGCCTTTAAATTCTTCTGCAAATGTTCTTAGTACTCCTACAGAAGCTTTAGCAGATATGGAGAAAGCTATTGCTAGTGGATACGAGGAAATAGCTAAGATTGGCGTACGGATGCTGTCTCCTGAAACGGATCAATCCGGTGTTGCTCTTGATATTAGGAATGCTTCTCAGACAGCTAAACTTGGAAACTTGTCCGCCAGAGTATCTCAGACAATGTCACAAGTGTTTAAGTTTATGATCATGTGGCGATTTGACCTAGGCGAACTAAACTTTAAGATCAATTTCAAGATCACAGATGATTTTGACAATATAAATAAATCTATCGACTGGATGAGGTTGATAACGGAGTGGTATCAAGCCAGTCTCATCCCACGTTCGACTTGGATTATGATTGCTAAAAATTCTGATGCATTGCCACACAACTATGACGATGAAAAGGGTAAAGAAGAAATACAAAAAGACGAAGAGGCTGTAATGGCAGCTGAGACAGCGTCTTACGTAGACAGAATGAGATTGGAACAGTCAATTAGCCAAGGAGAAAATAATGCCACAGGGCAAAACTAATAATCCACAAGGTAAGAATCAGTATACCGGCAAAGGTAGGCCTGATATGGTAAGTACTGCAGGCAAAGTAGGCCGTAAAGTTGGTGGTGCTTTCGAGTCTGCTTCTATGACAGTTAAAGGCGCTGTTAAGGGTGCTAAGGTTGGCATTGCAGCTCAATCTGCCTTAGACAAACCTGCGAAGATGATTAACTCCAAATTAGGTACTAATATAAAGACGTCATCTATCATGGATAAAGCTAAGGCTGCGTATTCAGGTGCTAAATCTGGCGCTAAAGTAGGCGCTACAGCAGCCAAGATTTCACCTGTAGGTGAATCCAAAGGTGAATTCAAAGGCAGAGAAATTGGCATGAAGGCTTCCAACGCTATGGATAAGGCTTCAAGCGCAGCTTCTTCAGCTTACAAAAGACTTAAGGCAAAAGTAGGTAAATAATGAACGTAAATGCTAACACAAAATTCTACGATAAAATGGTAGATCGATCTGCTATGGTTAGGCTTTATGAACGTAGAGTTAGCAAGGATGTTCATAAGGAATTAGCAGATCACGAGGAAAGGCTTGATGAAATTGTAAGAGGCTCAACTCTTAACGGCAGACTCAAGCCTAACTTCATGGATAGAGTCGATATTGAAATATCTGATTCATATAGGAATGGTTATAACACTATTAACAAATCGTTAATAGACTTATTTGTAGATCAAGCTTCATACGCCTATCAGAATATTGAATCAATTTTTGGAAAATTATTTAAACCTGAAATGCCTCCTCTACGGATAGCCGAAGAAGTTGTATTAAAAAGACCCTTTTATAATGATCAAACACTCTTACAAGGATGGGCAGGTATAGGCTCTCGTGAGCGGATGCGTATTGAACAAACAATGCGTAGAGGCATTGCTGAAAGTAAGTCTATAAATGAAATAGCTTTGATGGTTAGAAAAGGTAATGTGCATAACATTTCTAGGTCGCAGTCTAAGGGTCTAGTCGTAACTGCCGTTACTTCAATAACTAATCAAGCAGATGCTGCTACATATGAAGCTAATTCGAAATATATTAAAGGCTATCAGTATGTAGCTGTTTTGGATAGTAGGACTACGCCTATTTGTGCCAGTAGAGATGGTAAGATATTCCCAATAAATGATAACGTTCATCGGCCTCCTGCTCACTTTTACTGTAGAAGTACAACAGTCCCGGTATTTAAGTCTTGGGAAGATGTTATTGAAGTAGATGCTCTTTCTGAGATTAGAAGGAGGAACTTAGAAAAGTTAACTGATAAACAAAAGGCATTTTATGACGGCCAAACTCCTCTCAGAGAGCCTTATCATGATTGGCTTTTCAGACAATCTAAAGAAGTTCAACTAAAGCATTTAGGTGATTACAAGAAAGTAGAGTTATTTAATTCAGGGCAGATACATTTAGATAGATTTGATAACGATGTTAATAATGACATTAGTCTCAAACAACTCAGAGAACTTTCTACAGATTCTTACACAATATCTTCAGACACTAGAAGATTTGCTTCTGCAAAAGCTAAACTAGATTCAATGAGATTATGGGCTACAAAACCTGAAGATTTTATCGATAACAAAGAACTCAGCAATACTCTAAAGGATTTCTATATCTTACAAGCTGGTGAGCTAGACGGAACATTATCTATCACTAATTACAGAGGTATGCTGTTGCATACAAAGAAGTCCATGCGACGTAGGGTGCTAACTAATCCACCTAGAGAAGATCAGATAATTTTTAATCCTGTTTCTGGTAGATATGAAGATGTACGTATTTACCAACCTCAACCTGCCGTATTAGACAACTCTTTGCGACTTATAAACGAATCTGTAGAGTTAAAACAAGAGGATAAGAAATATCTTGTCAGCTTTGTCAATTCTTTACAAGATACTATGAGTATTAATGAAAGAGCCGTAGTAGCTGATAATCTTAGAATATTATTTACCCGTTATAGAAAAAATCCTGAGCAGTGGGGTAACTTTAAGGCTGTATCTCAAGCTCAAATTAAGTTTGATGTAATGAATATTTCAGATAGCATAGAGACTCAGCTCAGACGTAATAGCAACGTATTGAAAAGGATGTTCGACTCAGGCTATTATGATCCTGTGCTAGGTTTCACTGATTTACAAAAGCTACATGATAATCTGTTTGATAATATAGATCAAAAGAATTATTGGGAAGATTTTGTAGCACCGAAAATAGCTAAGAAATTAAGATCAGCTTTTGATAATGTGATTGCGAGGGGTAATGTAAATGTTTGGTCTAGGTTATCAGAGAGAGATTTGAATCAATTTTACTTGAAGTTCGCTAATAGAATTAGTATAGCTGAAACACCCGACAGAGATGCTTTAGCCGTACAATTAGGAAGAGATTTATACAACTTGGCAAACTTCAATGGATCTAGAAGAGAATGGTATGAGCTTGGATTAAAGATTATAGAGTCTGATAAAGTAAAAGGAATATTTGAACTAGAAACCTTTGGTGTCCAAAAGAGACGAATGAAGAGTAAAATGAGTGGGGCCTATTTTGGTCCTTATTATGATACTCTTTCTTATAATATCAGGGTTACTGATCCAGATATACAAGCACATATCAGAAAAGTCAGAGAAGTTGAATTAGGTCTTAGAGTTGCTGTAGTATCACCTGATAATAGATTAGTGTTTAAGAAAGGCTACAAAACGTATTTCATGAAAAGAAATGGCTTATTGTCCGACACTAGAATTCCTGTAACGTCTACTTCCAGTTTTTCAGATTTTCCAGAAGAGTTCATGGATGATTCAATCGTAGATGCTCTCAATTGGGCTGGTAAATCTGAGTACAAGATTGATAAAGACTATTACAATTTCATAACTAAACTTTTACAATTTGAAGATGACAAAGGGAAGGCCAAGTATTACAATGAGCTAAATGAGTACCGAAAGTACATAAGTTCTCGTGGTGACTCTTATGAAAGGTTTAAGGCTATGGAATGGTTAGCTGGCAAAGACTATTCTTTTAGTAATACTCCTTTTATCGATCATCGTGCCAGAATTTACGATAGAGGGATGATTTCCCCGCAATCGGGCGAAACATTTAGACCTTTTTTAAATACTAAGGTTGAGCGAAATTTTAGCGAAAAGGACTTCCTGAATTTTAAGGATCAAATTGGGGCATTCTTAGGCGGTTTAAGTGATAATTTAGAAGGCAGATACAATTCGCTTACCATAACTGGAAGACAAAAAATAGCAGATAAATGGTGGAAAGATATGGTTGTTGTGGGAAACCATATGCGTAGAGCAAAACCAAATGATATTAGAGCAGTACTAGAGTCTGGTATAACAAGAGACATTGATGGCGAAGATATCGGTAAATTCTATAGATTTGCTATCGAAGTTGCTAAACTCGATGAATTTCTACTTGGTAAGTATGATAAAAGGTCATTAGGCAGATTAAATGAATACAAAACTTCTTTAGCATTAGAACAAGACGCATCTTCATCAGGTGCTCAGATAATTGCTCTTACCACGAGAAATAAACAATTAGCTGAAATGTCAAATGTGCTACCTACTAACTACAAGAAAAGATTATATGACGAAATTGCCGCTTTAACATTTAATGACCCGAGATTCAAGGAAATTAATAAGAAATTAGGACTCTCAGAAAAAGACCTAAGAAAAGCTGCAAAAGCTCAAAACATGGTTACTTTTTATGGTGCCGGTGAACGCACTGGAATCATGAATGTAGAAGGAAAATTAAAGAAAGTATTAGGAAAAGATTCAGACACATTAGTTGTCAGTGCCGCTGATAGAGATCAGGTACTTAATGAAATATCAGCACAGATTGCCAGATATGAAAGATTTGATCCTGATACTGCTGATGAGCTAAGAGTCTTAAGATCTAATGTTAAAGATATCTTTAATAAAGGCATGGATCCTGGTGATGAGATAATGGAACAACTCTGGTTTTTACAACCACAAACTAAAGAGTTGGTTGAAAAAATGTCAGTTTCTTACCAGAGAGTAGTGACTCCTGATGACTTTAAGTATATTGCAAAAATAATGAGTGAGTACTTAGCAGTACAAGTACCTATATTAAAAGACTTCACCAGATATTTTGGAAGACTCGCCCAAGACTATTTAACTTACGCGAAACCATCTAATGCTGATTTCGACTGGAAATCTGTAAGTAAGATAGCAGTAGAAGGTACCAAAGAGAAAGGTTACATACTACCTGATTGGGTTAACAAGCTATTTAATTTGAGAAAGGAGCCGTTATCAGAAAAGGCACTTAGGAATTTTGGATTTTGGGAACCCGATGGGAATTTGGCTGAATTTTTGTATGGTGTAGAGGCACCCAAGACTAGAAAAACTGGTGCTAAGTTCTTTAAACTCAATGTTGTATTGCCTGAAGTACCTACCCCGTCTAATTTATTGAAGAAGCAGCTTTTAACAGAAGTAGATATAACAGAAGTTGAATTATTTTACGCCAATAAACTACCTAAATCATGGACTAATGTTCCTTGGGTCAATTTTGACGGTAAGATAATTGAACAGAATTTTACTCAAGCTTTTGAAGAAAGAATTGCTTATAAGACTAAAGATGGTCAATGGATAAATAACATTGTAATGGTGGATCAGAAAACATCTCCAAATTGGTGGGAAGAGCTTGCAAATAAATCAGGTAAAATAAATGATATTGCAAATGCTACTAAAGCCAGAACAGCCTTTGCTGTTAATGGAAACCATTCCAATGATGCTGTAATAGTTAAGAAATTCCATTTGTGGGGAAAGGAAAATGGAATACCTACATCAACTATTCATGATGCCTTTTTTGCAAATACAGCTGACATGTTAAAAGCAAGAACGGCGTTGCGAGAGATATACGCAAAGACTTTAGATAATAACTCCATTCTAATGACATTAAATGAAATGAGAGCTAGAGGTTTACCTCAAGACTTATACGACAAGTACTTAAATGAAGCAATCGACATTGGCTTAATACCTGTGCCTGGTCGTTCAGTTATAGGTGGTAAAGTTATTAAAGAATCCGATATTCTTACGAAAGAGGATATATTACAGCAAATTGAGGATGACTTTAAAAAAGATAGAGGATGGTACGGAGTGGGTTAAAACTCCCGTTGAATTAACCCAGAACAAGTATTTGTAATACTGTTCTGAACCAATAACAGGGCTGTGCCCTAGTTTGAGTTGTACTCAAAGGAAACAAAATGCCGCAGAATAGTTCAGACACTGACAATAAGAACAATGGTAATGATGGTGATACCAATGAAAAAGAGGTAGAACTCAGTCCAGAAGTTCAAAAACTAGTTGAAGAAGAAGCCGCTAAAAAATTAGCTACAATAAAGTTAAATTTAGACAAAGCTTATCAAGAACGAGATCAGCATAAGAGGCAAGCAGAAGAAGCTGCTGAAAAACTTCGTAAAGCTGAGATCGAAGCTTTGAAAGCTGCTGGGAAAGAAAGAGAAGCTCTACAAGCAGAACTTGAAGACACTCGTAAGAAAGCAGAGGCTGCCGCAGCGCAAGTCACGATGCTTTCTAGAGACAGTGAAGTAAGACGTGTTCTTGCAACACTTGAATTCAAGTCGCAAAGAGCTTTTGATATGGCGTTTTCAGATATCATTTCAAACTTAGTTAAGAATGATGATGGAAATTGGTATAGCAGGACAGGTAAGTCGATTCAAGATACTGTCACTGAATACAAAACTGACCCGGCAAATGAATTTCTATTTAAAGTAAAAGCAAATACAGGCGGTGGTAATTCATCTAGTTCTTCACGTCAGACTGACGATAGTAATCAATCGTTATTTGCGTTGTCACAAGAGAAAGTACTTGAGATGGCTGCAAAAGGTAATTTAAGACGGAGAAATAGATAATGGGTGCTAGAACTAACGTTCCGGGTGCAGATACTTATGTTCTGCAGGAAAGTATTGGTGCGTATGCTGACGAAGCCTACACCAAAGCTAAGAAACTCTCGGGCACAGGCCTTGTTTCAGGAAACCCTGAAATTGATGTTAATACTGAGACTTTCATTGGTCAAGTTCGTTGGCACAAGCCTCTGAACCCTGTGATCAACGTAGCGTCTCTTACAGATTCTACAGACGGTACACCTACTACGACTTCGACTGACATGCTTCGTTATGTCAAGTCTGTTCGTACGCATGGCGCTGAGAAAGTTAATCTTCAAAAGGTTGTTACTCAAGTCGACGGCCTTGCGAAGATTGGTAGGGATTTTTCGGAAACTCGTGCTCAAGATGAGCACAATGCTATCCTTGCTGTTTTGCGTGGTGTAGCTATTTCTGAAGCCCTCAATGGTGCTGCCGCTGGTACTGGTTCTGCTGGTCTTGGTGGTCAAAGCTTTGAGAATGATCCTACTGAAAAGCGTTACGGCTTCTATGTTGACTTAGGTGCTGCTAAGCCTGTTGTAGATGCCTCTGCTTCTGTGCAAGGTGCTGCTCGTGCTGAAGGCTTCCTGAGAGCGTTTGGCATGGCTTACAAAGACTATGAGCCGGAATATGCTTATCTTGTAACTTCTCCTGAAATGATGGCTTCGTTCCGTTCTGCCAATCTGGTGGACCAAACGACAGTTACTGAGGGTAATGTTAACTTTAGTACTCTGTTTAACGGTAAATTCCGTATTATCCAGACTCGTGCTGGACAAGGTCTTTCGTCTGCTGAGCTGACTAAGCTTAACACTGGTGGCGGTGTTGATATTGTTGGTACGAAGTGCAGCTTTATCGTTCTTCCTGGCGCTGTTGCTTTTGAACCGATTCCTATTGATGAAGATGTTGAAATCGATAGAAAGGCTGCTGCTTACAAGGGCGGTGGTACTACTTCGATTTGGTATCGTTGGGGTTATGTTCTCATGCCGGCCGGTTACAACTGGGCGGGTAGTGAAGATGCTTTCCCGAGTGATGCTGGCTATCAATATGTTGTTGAATCAGCTACGCCGAAGGCTCTGACAGCCGCTACTAACGGTCTCGCCAGTACCGTAGGTACTTGGCAGCGTAAGTCTACTAGCGCTCTTTCTCTGGGCATTCTGCCTGTTTTCCACAGCTAAGAGGTTGGTATGGCGTTAGCAAAAGGTGAAAACTCTTACGTTACTGTTGCCGAAGCTGACGCCTATCTTAATGAGCGTTTGGGTTCGGAAAAGTGGGTAGCTTCTGACGTTTCGACCAAAGAAGCTGCTCTAATAACTGCAACTCATATATTAGACTCATTTAACTGGATTGGCGAATCAGTTTCTTCCGAACAATTTCTAGCTTTTCCTAGATATGCAGAGTACTTTGAGCCTAAAGCAGGGACATTTGTTGAATTAGATTTTTCGACAGTCCCTGATAGGATCATTAAAGGTTGTATTGAATTGGCACTTAATTTACTAATTAATCCTACCCTTGTTAACTCGACTGCACAGGTTTCGGCCTTAAGTATAAAAGGCATAAGTCTTACTGGGATACAGACACCCTCTTTATTGAGCGGTTCTGTGCAAAGGTTTATTAATCCTTTATTAGAAAATGCTGGAAGCCATAACTGGTGGAGGGCTAATTAATGATAGAGGAAATACTAAGATCGGGCGTAGTCACTGCGTTTTCTGTATTAGGTCCTTATGTCAAGAGTGGTGTTATAAACTTAAAAGGCAATGAAACTTTTGATTTTAACTCAGCTTCTACTAGTTCATCTAACTCTAGCGTAAATTGTGAGCTAATTGTAGTCAGTTACGTTAAGACAAAAGATGATAAAGATGTAGCATCAAAAGAAATCGTATTAAAGACGGACGTTAAGGTCGATCTGAAAACTATTGACACAATAGTATTCGATTCCAAAGTTCATTCACTGTCTAGATATGATTCAATAGATGGTTATCTCCATAACATGATTGTAATGGAGGTATTATGAGTCGCTTTGTAAATTCTTTAAAAATTATATTTAGTGTTTTTGGAACTGCTGAATGGCAGGCGGAGAATATAAAGACACTACCTTCTAGACAATTAAACCAAGATTCTGGCGAGTACCTCAGAGTAGACATAGTGCCAAGCGAATTAGGTACAACTAAAGACTCTATAAACGGATTAGTTTTAGTAGATTTATTCGTTGATAGATCAAATTGCAATTTAAGATCTAGCGAGATATCAGATATTTTAGATAAGTATATCACGAATAGAGAAGTCAAAGATCAAGAAGAAAATGTAGTGCAGTTTTTCTCAAGCACTTTAAGACCTTCAGTCAATGATAGAGAAGAGCGCTTATTGGTTCACTACCAATATTCAGTAAGTTTTAATTATCATGGAGTAAATTGATGGCACACATCAATAGCATTGGTGCTGGTATGTTCTCAGACTTAGCTGTCTGCATGCCTTCAAGCACCCCTGACTTTGCGTCTTTAAATTCAGCAGTCGAGTT